CAAAGACGAGCTTCCGCTTGAATCCATCGACCAGACACGCTTTATGTGTGCCGGTGATGACATCATGAAATTCGGACCGGACAGAGTCCTCCGGAATCACAAAATAGCCGCGGAAAGGTACAAAGTACGACCGTCGGCTGACAAATGGGGTATCTACCAACTTGGCGGAACCTTCTGTGAGATTGGGGTGCGCACGGGTGGGACCTGTGTCACTCATCCGTCCCAGCTTCAGCCGGGACAGTTCTCTTTTCAAGTCGAGTCCGTTCGGACCCGATTGATGTCTCCGGAAGTCAAAATGGCAACCTCGGACGTAGATAAGAACCCTGCCTTTGGAAAAGGCAGACAGTTCGGTAAAGAGCTTGGCTATCTAGGAGAAAACCAGGCAATGATAAATAGAGCTGTGGGGTTTTACCTCAACAACTTTAGAGATTACGGAGACTTCAAGCTTCTTGCAGCACTCCCTACTGAGTTAGGCGGGTTTGGATTTCCTTTGGAGAAACAGACTCGACTTGAATGGCTACGGCCAGTTGCAAAGCAGCTGGACTATAGCCTGAATTATCTAAATACCCCTGTGGGGAAAATGTCGATAAGCATATTTCGGAAATTGGGCGAAGCCCAACTCCTGGACCGCGGAGCTGCTATAGATATTCTAAAATCAGAGCCGCGACAATGGGAAAGGGCGTACTTGTACACCCTGAACCAAGTTATAGATCGCGAAGCGATCACGTTTACGCAGAAGCATCCCAGATACTGGGACCAAACGCGTGCAATCGAATCGCGCGGATACCGCACGTACGATAATCTGAAGACCATTAAGCCATACTGGCAGAGGGTCGATTTGAAACCACAGGGCTGGCTTGCAGCCCCTATGGGAGATAGACTTAGGAGGTTGGAAGAATCTTTCAACCTACTTGAGAATTACGAGGACTATGTCCCGCAGTTTGAGTGGAACGAGCAGATCATGGATCGAGCTCTCCGACTTACTAACTGGAAAGAAGGATTATTTTATAAAACGACTGACAGTATATTAGACTTCAAAATTGAAGCCGGCCATAACCACGCAGGGCGTGCTAACAGCCTTAAGTATCTGTATGATACAGATCAGATGAATCTTGGGTTCACGCAAAGTGGAATGAGCCTAAAATTTAGAATTCCTAACAAGCGTTGCTTGTTTTACCCTAAAGCGCCACAGGGTGGAACAGCGTGATCATATTTCTTCTCTGCCA